CGGGGTTCGCTACAGCCACTCTAAGGCATTATGGACGGGATTTTGACAACGTGGATTCCGTCCATCTTTTTTGAGGTTACTATGTTTAAGGCTATGGTACTAGCGTGTGCGCTACATCAGCCTAGCATGTGCGCCGTATTCGAAGATGAGTATGGCCCGTATGCAGAGAGAGCTGAATGTGTGGAGAGAGTAGAAGAGATTACCACTGTTATTGGTAATGCTTTTCCTTTTCCGCAGACATTCCGCTACAGATGCGAACAACAAGGTGAAGCTACATAATGGCACGTAAGCCTTCCAAGATGCCAGCACGCAATAAAAAGAATTTTCGCTCCACTAAGACTGGCGCGGGGATGACTGAGGCGGGTGTTAAGGCGTACAGGCGTGCTAATCCAGGTAGTAAGCTGAAGACAGCTGTTACTGGCAAGGTAAAGCCGGGCAGTAAGGCGGCTAAGCGTAGGAAGTCATTCTGTGCTCGTTCAGCGGGACAGATGAAGAAGTTTCCGAAGGCGGCAAAGAATCCTAACAGCCGTTTGCGTCAAGCCCGTAAGAGGTGGAAATGTTAAATCTGCTAGTTGGACCTATTGCAGAACTTGCCGGTACATGGTTATCTGGCAAGGTAGAAGAGAAGAAAGCCGTGTCGGCCACCAAGGTAGCGAAAGCGCAAGCAGAAGCTATCGTGATGCAGAAGAAGGCCACCGGTGAGATTGACTGGGACTTGGAGATGGCTAAGGGTAGCCAATCCTCGTGGAAAGACGAGTGGCTTACCATTTTGTTTTCAATCCCGCTTATCATGGCCTTTGTGCCTGGGATGGAAGAAGTAGTTGCAAATGGATTTCAACAACTGGAGCAAATGCCTGAATGGTACCAGTACAGCTTGGGCGTCATTGTTGCTGCAAGCTTTGGGGTCAGAAGTGCGACAAAGTTTTTCGGAAAGAAGTAATGGTCACTGTATTAGAGGATGTGATGGGTATCATGTGGTGCATGCACAATCGAACTACGGAAGAACAGGCGAGGGTAAATCGTGGCAGAAGTAACAATGGAACGTTTTCTAAAGTGGAAGATACTACCCCGCTTGATGATGATTATGATGTCAATATCCGCTTGGCGGGTAGTGGAATGGTTTATGACTTTACCAAGTCCAACAATGGAACAGTCAGCGCTAGTTAGCGTTGTGACAGGGGCTATGACGGGTGCGTTTGCGGTATGGCTGGGACATGAGAAACACTGATGTTAAACGAATGGGTTTTGGTTTTAGTGACGGCGGTGACGCCGTTTGAGTTTGAAGTTGAACCGTTGGTACACACACGAACAATGGCAGAGTGCTATTTTCAGTCCACGGTAACAGAATTTGATATAGTGCAGGAGTACAACAAGGAGCTTCTGTGCATTAGGGTGAATAAAGAAATTGATTGAATGGTGGGAAGTGTGGCTGGTGGCCATGATAACAACAAACACTGTAGTTAACTGCGCAAGATGGTACTTGGATAGGAAAAAGTTTAAATGAAATACAATAGCGAAGTTTTCGTAAATAAGTTGATTGCGCATGAAGGGCTGCGGCTTGCTGTATACAAAGACAGTTTAGGCATTGATACCATCGGTATCGGGCGTAACCTAGAGGGTCGCGGCATCAGTAAAGAAGAGTTGGATTGGATGGATATCCCTAGTATGGATGCTGTCTACGAACACGGCATTACAGAAGCGGATGCTATGTATTTGGCCAAGAACGATGTTGCGATTGTTGAAGATGAACTGTGTAGAGCGCATGAATGTGTTGCTGACCTAGACGCAGTTCGCCAGCTTGTCGTAATGGACATGGCGTTTAATATGGGGGTTCCACGCCTCTGTAAGTTTAAAAAGATGTGGGCGGCAATTCATGAAGGTGACTTTGCCACTGCATCTGTAGAGATGCTGGATAGCAGGTGGGCGAAACAAGTAAAGGGACGCGCCATCAAGCTTTCAGAAGCTATGAAATCAGGGGAACTGTAATGTCAGACAAAGAATCGAAGCGTAGTCCGAGAGTTCAAGAACATCTTGATTCTCGCATGGGAACAAAATTCAAGGTGGATGATGATACACCACGCCCCAAAAGCCTCAGTAATCTTGTTGATGAGCTATATCATAAACACTCTTTAACACAAAAGGGTGGCAGATTTGCTGACATGGTAGACCCAAAACCTTCCATGAAAGAAAAAATTACAATTCTTTTAAAAGGTCCGATGGGGAAATTAAAAGAAGATGTATCTCCTGAATTGCTTGCACGTCTTCGTCGAGAAGCTAGCGACACAAAAGTCAGTGATGCCCTTAAAAAGAATAAGGGCGGAACTAATGTTAAAATTAAAGAAATACCTTCGGGCCTTATGCAACAATACCGTGAAAACTTTTATGACAAAGGCCGCGATGATACGCAGTCTTTGACTGAGTATGTTAACAGCGGTCGCGCTGCACGAGATTTGAAAGCCGATGGAAAGAAAAAAGGCGGTATGAAAGCCGGTAAGAAACACATCATGGATATGCCAACTAATGTTCCCCGACTACGAGCAGGAGCCACACTAGGCGATTTGAACAAAGATGGCAAGATGTCCGGCTATGAAAAAGTTCGTCAAGCCGCTATTCAAAAGAATATGGATGCCCGAAAGAAGAAGTGACGTGCGCCCAGTTGAACAGGATATTCGTATCTGGTCAAGCGATTTTTTGGAAATACCGAATGCAAAACTGAACGGTCTTCCTCCTTGTCCTTACGCTAGGAAAGCTTGGGCAGAGGATAAAGTTACATTTAGCATCAACACCGGCACAGACGGACTGCTAGAGGCAATTCGTAATTTTGATGGTCATGACTACGATATCGTAGTTTGGGCTGATGAAAATTTACCGGACATGGAATACCTTGATGGTATGTGCGACGGTATCAATGAGTTGATGTCTATAGCTGGAATTGATTTGCACCTTATGGTGTTTCACCCCGACTATGACGCAACAGAGGCTGGTCTTGATTTCCTTGTCGATGATGACGTGACAGATGACAGCCTGTCTTACTGCATGGTCTTTGTTCAGAAACTTTCTAAACTGGATGATGCAGCTCTGTACCTGGAAAAGTCTAATTACTACGAGCACTTTCCCAAGGATGTATATGAAGCCTTAGTATTAGATAGAAGGAGATTAAGAAATGGCTACTAGAGAAGAACAAATGGCTGCGCTTGAAGCACTCGCAAAAAAACTGGGAGTTAAACTCCCTGCAAAAAAGATGGGTGGTGGCATGGCTAAAATGGCTAAGAAGCGTATGCGTGGCGGAATGGCCAAGAAAATGCGTGGCGGCGGCACAAAAAAGATGATGGGCGGCGGCATGGCAAAAATGGCTAAGAAGCGTATGCGTGGCGGAATGGCTAAAAAGAAAAAGTAATGCCGTATGTTGATGATTCAACAGTTCACGGCCTCGGCGTATTTGCAGATAAGGATTACGTTCAAGGTGACATAATTGAACTGTGTCCTTATCTGGTCGCTGATTATAATGACGTGGGAGATGAGTGCATTCTGCACGACTACATGTTCCATACGCCATACGAAGATGACGAAGAATACTACATCCCACTTGGCTTTGCTATGGTCTACAATCACAGCGCAAGTCCAAATGCTGAGTGGAGTATTGAAGATGGAGATGACCGCTATATTCGGTTTTTTGCGCTCAAAGAAATAAAACAGGGCGAAGAAATATTTCACGATTACGGCGATAAATATTGGGACAGTAGAAATCATGGCCAAAAAGAAAACTAAAGCTAAGTCAAAAAAGCCGGTGCCCACCAAACCAGCTCTTTGGTCAAAGGCCAAATCTGAGGCTAAGCGCAAATTTAAAGTGTACCCATCAGCTTACGCAAATGCCTACGCATCAAAGCGCTATAAAGCAATGGGCGGCAGCTGGCGATAATGAAACATGTTTTTCTCCTGTTTGTATTTTTGGGTACAGGGGAAAATCAAAAGATGGTTAGCAACGATATGTATTTTGCCAACCTGAATGATTGTGTTTGGTTTGCACAAACACTACACAAACAAGGGGAGAAGATAACCTCCTATTGCTTACCCAAGCTTATAGATAAAGATGTAAAGGTGTACTGATGGACCCCATTAGCG